GTTGCAGAGCGGGACTTTTCACAGTGTAGTGCGGTTGGCGACTGCGGTGATACGGAACCATCGCTAGCGTACTTCTTCCCACTAGGATGATTTGCATACCTACGGGCGCGAGTAAATCCCATTTCAAGAAACTTCCGAGCCATGTCCATTCCAATGAAGTCCTGTTGCTCCTTATAGTTACAAAACATGGAGTAGATTTTATCAGCAGATTTGCGAGCAATAGTTTCATTTACAAATCTCCAATGAGCACATATATCGTTAGTATAAGGGCGAACCAAAAGGACTCCCTGTTCTCCTCTTCCGATACGATAAAGTTTACGAGTTTCCTCGTCTGTAAAATCAAGTTTTTTGTAATCGAGGTCATAATCAAACTCTTTCATTTTTTTCCTCTATATCATATTCTATCTCTATAACTTTACTCTGTCTACCCATACTATTACATCTTGTCTGTTGATTCATAGATCCACCTAGTTCTTCTACAAGAACTTCAATTTGGGTTATAATTTGTTTTTGTAATTCTTCTTCACTCATCTTTCATAAACTCCTTTTTTTCATAATCATATCTAGGATGTGGATCAGCAGGAACCCACGGATTTTTAGATTTATTTTTGATAACAATGAATCTATCTGCAGCAAATGTCCCTGCTAATTGAACTTCAATTTCATCATCATCTTGCCAGTTAATGTTACCATCTTTCTTAGTATGTAACATTGCCTCCTGTATCTTGTCAATAATTTCTTGAGTTAGTTTCATGTTAAAGGTTCAATTCCATAAGGTGTCAAATCATATTCTACTAAAGTAATACCTTCATGATATTCTTTGATTGGTTCTCCAACTTTTTCTACTAAACGTTTGAGTATTTCTTTCTTTGATATATTATAGGGTGCTGGTGAATTTTTCACACACACTCGAAGACATTGTAGTTCTTCATCATCAAACGTAAAAGTATGCATTATAACCACTCAGGTTTACGATCAGGTATGCGAAGATAATTAGTCGCAGCCCATGGCTTTGATGCGATATATCTTCGGTATGCAACGAAGGTGTTTATACTATCGTCAAACTTCCATTGTTCTGGCATAGCACGAGGAAACTGTGTTGCCTTATGATAACAATCATTTGGAAGTTGTCCAGTCTTTTCGTAAAATATTGCTTCTGCTTCTAGTAATGGTTCTTCACATGTGTGAGTTTTACCATATCTTTCTGTATATTCATTTGACAATCCAAATCCATGTGCGATCAACCATGCAGTGTTATTGATATTTTCTGCAGCCCAGGCGGTGCAAGGATGACCTCTAAAGGCGCCTTTCTCTGTTTTGTAGGGTGTACCATCCCTTTTGGTTAATTGACCCCAATCAAAGTACCATTTGGAATATACCATTGATAACATTTGACATGTTTCAAGGGGCATTTTGACAATGTGTTTGTCGGGTAATACTCTTGCCGATTCATAAGGGCAAGGTTCAGTCACGAATACGTTCATAATTAATAATTATAGGTGCAGGGTCATTCCAATGACGTATGTTCCCTGCAATAATGAAACAATTAGTAACAACTAACTGTATAAAAATAAAGGTGCGAATCTTGGCAATGGTGTCTGCTTCCTTGTTGGATTTACCAGACTTTTCTCCAAGTGCTTTCGCCCATACTCTCCACCACTTCTTCATATACCTAACAACTTTCTTTGTCGTTCAAAGTATCCATGAAGAATCCATGAACTGCTGTTCATCTTTTCAGTTCCTCCAACAGCCCACTCAAACTTTACTCTATCATTATTTCCAAACTTATCAAGCTCTGGTGTATTACCTTTTGCACGATCTCCACCATTACAAAAGACAACTGTTTGAGATATCTCAAGACATTTCTCAATCGCACCACAAGCAGAATCGTCAACATCATCCCAAGATACAACGGCGTCAACCATATTCAGATGACGGATAATATCTGCTCTTTCTGTCCAAGATTGAAAATATTGACCTTTCTTTCTTTTTAACCAAGGATCCCCATTTAGACCAACAACCAGATAGTTTGATAAGTCTTTTGCTCTCTCAAAGTATCGAATATGTCCACTATGTATTGGATCGAATCCACCAGTGACAAGACTTACTTTTTCAAAGAACATTACTCAAATGTAGAATCAGGTTCAAGTGCGATGTAGTATTTTACATCGATATCTGTATTTGTAAAACAAGATAGAAGTTTTGATGATACAACCACGTTGTATGACCCAGGCAAGATCTTGATGTTCTCAACCTTAAAGTTGAACACAAAGTCATTTATAGTCTCACCAACGGTCACAGAGAAATGATTAGATGTATCATTCTTCTTATCACGAACAACAATACTAATCGAACCGTCCTTACCAATTACAGATAAATCAGGAACTTGATATACCGCAGCAGCCTTAAGAAGTTTATCTAACTGATTAGTATTCAATTGGAAACAAACATCTTCGGTTGGAAGTGTGATCTCTTTTTCTGGAGGACTTACAATTACATTTGGATCTGCAAAGAAATACTTTGATCTTGCTTTGTCTTCACTAATGACAGTGTATCCATCATTCTTAAAATCTAACTCAGGTCTTTGATGCAAACTTAGTGCATTTAAAAACTGATTCAAATCATAAACACCAAAGTCTTTTGGTATGTCTTCTTCGATTGTTGCTTCTGCAAGAATATTTTTCATCACAGAGATTGTTCTCAAAGAGTTACCTTCTTTGAATAGTATGGACTGATTGATAGTTGAAAAATTTTTCAACAACATCAATGTTTTGTCAGATAGTCTCATTTTTGGTCTAAGTTTCATTTCACTAATTTTGTTGATCACTGGATAGTTCTCATCCAAAGTACCTTCCAGTGTCTCAGCTGCTAAACTATAAGCGTTTATCATAAGGGGAGTTTTACTCCCCTCATTATATCAGGATTGTGATGTGTCGTCAACAGGTGTAAATTCAACATCAGCATCTACTTTGTCGTACAACTCCATGAATGCCTGTTTGGTCTCATCATCAAAACGATTGACACAAACTTCGATTGATTTCGCTTTGTTCTTGAAGATTGCATACGCACGAATGATGTGAACAAGTCTACGAGTTGAGATGATCTCCTCGATACCACCATCATAGAATGTCTTACGAATAATGTCACCCCAGTCAACAAGTCTCTGACAAAACTCGTCATCTTTAATGTTAAGAGTAGAAGCAAGACCTTGAAGAATCTTGAACTCAGTCTTAACACTTGGGTATGCCTGTTCAAATGTGACAGGGAATCTTTCTAAGAATGCTTCGTTCAATACGTTAGTACCGATAAATCTACCATCCTCAGAACCTTTACCCTTTGTGTTTGCAGTTGCAATCACATTGAATCCTGGCGCTGGTTTTACATATCTTCCAATCTTCTTGAGGAATACTCCTTTTCCTTCCAAGATTGATTGAAGGCAAAGAATCTTGTTGGAAGCCAAGTCAATTTCGTCAAGCAATAAAATCGAACCGCGCTCCAAGGCCTCGATGATCGGGCCATTATGCCAAACAGTTTGACCGTTGAGTAAACGGAATCCACCAATGAGGTCATCTTCATCTGTTTCAATAGTGATGTTTACACGAATAAGTTCTCTCTTGAGAGATGCACAGGCCTGTTCTACAGAAAATGTTTTACCATTTCCAGAGAGACCAGTGATAAAAGTAGGATAAAAAAGACGAGACTGAATAATCTTTTTAACGTCTTGAAAACTACCAAACTGGACGAAAGTATCATCTTTAGTAGGGATAAGTGATTGTTGTGTTGAAGGAAGTGCAGCAGGTGCTTCAAATGATCTTTCAATCTGAGCAACCTTCTTCTGTGTGACTTTAAGATTCCACTTACCACGAGTTACTTTGAAATCTTTCAAGTAACGAGTGATGGTGTAATACTTATAACCATGAGATGCACAATATCCTTTGACATCAGCAGTAGTAATTTTTGATCCGTATAGATTTGTTAGATCTGTGATCAATTCAGATTTTTTCACGATTGGTTGGAACATTGTTGTATCTTGTTTCTATATATCAATGATATACAAAAAAAAGAGGACTTACCAGTCCTCTTGTGCAGCTTTTTCAACTGTCCTTTAAATGTAGTGCGGCTTTATATAAAGGTTTTCCAGTTATTCTACTTTTAAAACCTTCTTTATATCTTTGCCAGGCAAGAGTATTTCCACTCTTGTCAGCGTTAGTCACAATCATAATCATTACTTAAGCATTCTTTCAATTTCAGTTGCTCTGTTGCCAAGTTTATTAATTAATCCTTTTCCACCGTTAGTTTGTTTTATTTCCTTTTTAGGTGGGTTTAGTGGATTTTTTATACCTAGTCTTGGATGTCCAATATATCCATCACCTTTTACACCACCTAAAATTTCATTTAATTCATCTTCAGATAAACTTACCATGATCTTAAGTGCTTCCTTTTCATCAACACCCTCATCAATTAACTTATTTTTTACTATATCAAATAAGTCAGCACTCTCTTTTTTCATTTCATCCTTTAGACCCTCAGGCATCTTACCTTCATTGAGTTCCTCTTTCTCTTCATGCTCGATGACTTTACCATCAGCGTCCTTTTGATGGTGTTCATAGATTGTTCTATATGCATCCATTAAGGAACTAGGAGAAGGAACAGATCCATATTGAGTTCTACCTAGATCTGCTTGAGTCTTCTCACCAGATGGTATCATACCACTGGAAATCATGTCTTTTGAAATTTTATGATCCATCTTTATTTTGGAATTTAGAATTATTTAGTCATGCAACCAATTCTATAAACTCACTAAGAATCTTTTTGTTCATCTTTTTACCCTTAAGACTTTTACCAAATGCTCTCTTGATCTCTGCTTTTGTTGCATCTTCTTTAACTTCAAACTCATCATCACTTGCAAGTGCAGTTGTAGATAATCCAAAGTAAGTATCATATGCAGATGACTTGATTGAAACAGATCTGTTCTTCTTCCAACCTTTCATAATCTTGTTATACTCTTCATCTGTCCATCCATGATAACGACGAATAAATGATCCAGCATCACGAGAAGCTAAAAGACGGATTCCAATAAAGTTTACGGATGGAAATGTATCTTTAAGGTTATCAAGTAAAACTTCAGTAAATCCAAAAGTAGAATCCTTCACACGATATGTTTTACCAAGTTTACGATCACGAAGAAATGTGCCAGACCAGATAGCAGCCCTACCCATGTATAGCTCATCCTCCCAGTGACGTTGAACCTCATGATGATAGGAAGGTGTGTAAGCTTCACCATCAGTAAGAATAACACATTGAACTTTCTCAACCTTATTGTCTTTTTTGAACTGAGGAATGATTTGATGTAAGCATATTAAAGACTCATCTAACGGTGTGCCTGATAAACCCATGCCGATAGGAACTTGAAATCTATCTCTATCATCCCAATGAACATTATAGTAACCAAATCTACTAGATATGCGATAAATGTTTTTCATTTGATGATCTAGAGTTCTAGCATTAACTTTAGATGTGAATAGATTCATAAGACTAAATGATTCTTCAATACAAACTAGATTATTCTTTACCGTATAACGTGACTCTCTCATATTGTGATAGGGATGACAATTTGTGAAAGCATAGACATCAAATGGAATTTGAACCTTACGACAAAACCAGATTAAATTATATAACTGTTTGATCGTGTCTTTCATGATGTAAGACATTGAACCAGACCAATCAAGAATGAATACTAATCCATGATTTTTACCATCAGGTAGAACTGTGACTTTCTTGAAGATATCTTCACAATATTGATATGTGTGAAGTTTTGACATGTCAAGCATTCCTGTTCTTGAAGTTGCAGCACGAGCATATGCAGATGCTGACTTCTTCATCTCAAACTCTTTGACAAGATAATTAACTTCCTTTCTTGCAGATACTCTGAACTCATTAAAGTCTTTGTCAGCATGAGCAAAGTCTTCAATTTTATTTTCACTCCACTCAAAATCAATATTTTTATGGATGTAAGAGTTAGGAATGATAACTTGATCAAGATTTAAGTCATTTGGTTTCTCAACATAAAGAGTCTCACGACCTCTCTCATTTACTAAATCTTTAAGTGACTCTTCAAGATTCTCAGCAGTTTCAACTTGTGGTTCATCACCAAGACTAATACCACCTTTTGAATATGATTGATCATCATAATCTAAATCATCATCTTCTAACTCATCTTCACCTTCAAGATCTGATTTTTCTGATTGTCCTTCGTCACCTTGAGTTTTAGTACGGTACTCTTGCTCATTGTCACCATCACCATCTTCCATCTCATCCTTCGGCTTCATCTCTTCAATTTTTTCTTGTTCTTTTTTCTTCTCTTCTAATTCTTCTTTTGCATACTCCCAGATAACTTTTGAATACTCAAGAACATCATCAAAAGATTCAGCTGACTTGATCATACTTACAAAAGTTTTTTCTTGATCATTGAAGTCAATATCAATAAAGTTACCAATCTTGAAATATAGATTTAGTCTATCAGCAATACCCATCTTATTTACATCAATATCACTCAACTTGAAGAAGTCCATTCCTTGTAGTTCTTTGTATCCAATAAAGAATGTCTTTGGAAGACCAGCGTACTTACGCTTCATTAACTTCTCGATACGAGCATCTTCAACTACATTTACAAATGATGGTGGTATCTCTGGATATCTTTCTAACCAATCTTCACATGGAGTGAATAGTGCATGACCAACTTCATGTGCAACTAACATATCATATACTTCACTCGACGCCTTCTCCCATAAAGGAAGAACTAAAACTCTTGTCTCTACGTTAAAACTTGCGGTCTCGACTTGTTTGTGTTCTACAATCAAATCCTCTGTAGCGAGTAACTTTGCAAGTTGTGATTTAATTTCTTGTTGGATGGACATCAAAATCTCTCGTATATGTCCTTATTATAATTCCTCAGCACAAAATAGAAACGATGAATGTGACACTAATTTAATCGTCCACACCTGTTGCATAATCTAAAGCTCTCTTTGCAGTTCGCATTAAACGAACTCTTCGCATATCGTGAGTATTAGGCAATGTCAAAGAAAATCCCAGTAGTTCTCCTTCTGGGTCATCTGGAATTCCGATTGGTTGAATAAAAAATATGCCTGCGTGTGCAACACACTTCCAACCGATATCAACAAAACCTAAATCTCTTAACGCACATTCTAACTTAAGTGAGTGACATGCCTCCTCTAGTATCATGCGGATTACCGTACTTTGATTTTATTTATGTCATACGGCTAAATCCTTTGACTTTCTCAAACTGTATCAGATCTTCAAATCTATCATGTAGAGATTGTTTATGAGATATTACAAATACATTTGCATCCTTAATTACATATTTTACGATCTTTAAAAATTCTTCTGTTCCAAATCCATCAAGTGAACTATCAAATACTTCATCCATAATAAGTAGATTTGTGTTGACTGAGTTTTTAAATCTAGCAACCTCTCTCCAAGTGAAGAGAAGTGCTAGATCGATTCTCATTTTTTCACCTTCACTAAAAGATGAATAAGAGAAGTCCTCATGAATCGGAGATTGAATAGTTTCATTGAACTCTTCATCAAGTTTGAAATTAATATAGAAGTCCATCATCCTGAGATACTTATTAACCTGTTGGTTGATAAGTGGTAGATACTTTTTGATGATCTTGGACTTTACGCCACCATCCTTGAGAAGTGAGTAAGCAAAGTCATGATGTAGTATTTCTTGTTTCTTCTCTCCTAAAGAGTCATAAGTCTCTTTTAGTTTTTGGTCAAATTCAGTTAGTTTCTCATGTTCAGAATTTCTGTTTTCAAGTTGATTGGTAATAGTTTGAATTTCTGATTCAAGTTCTCTGATTTGTTTTTGGCAGCCAGAGATCTTAACGTTGTTTTGAGAAATTTCATTCGTGAGTTTGGTTGATTCCTTTGTGAGTTGAATAAATTGACGTTCCCTTTCTTCTTCATTTGTTATTGCTTTTTCTAGTTCTTGAAAACCAGACTGTAGTTCTTTTGCTTTTTGTTGGGCTTCGTCCAGTTTATTTAGCCTAAACTTCTCGTCTATATCTTGTGTACATGTAGGACATACCGTATTTTTTGAAAAGAATTTATGTTCTTTCTTTACAGTTGATGCCTTATTTGATATTTTTCCTTTTAGATTACCTAACTCTTTAAGTTTCTTACTAGCTCCTGCAAAGTTTTCTTGTTTTTTAATTAAATTAGATATATCACTTTGCATGTCCTCATTTGAAGTTGAATGGTGATCTACTTCTTCATTTAAATCATTTATCTTTTCCAATTTAGAATCGATTCTTTCTTTACCTCTCTTTTCAACTTCTTCCATAAAGTTCTGTTGCATCTCCAGTTTTTCTTTGAGAGATGTTTTCTTTAACTCTAAGGTTCTAACTTTTTCTTTTTTATCTCGTATCTTATCTTTAATTATATTATTCATCGCTGAGAATATTTTAATATCTAAAAGATCTTCTATTACCTCTCTTCGATTTGATCCCGATAACTGCATAAATGGAACAAATGTACTACTTCCTAGTATGACGATTTGTGTGAAAGATTTGTAGTTCATCTTCACAACATTTTGTTCTAACCATTTCTGTTGATCGTTTGCAGCAGAAGATTGATTCATCATCTGTCCATTACGATGAATCTCAAATATATTTGGCTTGATACCTCTACGAATAAACCAATCTGTTGAACCAATTGTAAAGTCAAGTTCAACTACACAGTCTTTTTCATTTGTAGCATTTACAAGTTGAGATTTATTAATTTTACGAAAGGGTTTATTAAACAGAACAAATGTAAGTGCATCTAACATGGTAGATTTACCAGCACCATTTGTTCCTATGATTACTGTATTCGATTTTTTATTTAAATCAATCTCAGTCCACTGATTACCAGTAGACAGCAAGTTACGCCATTTTATCTTTTTGAAACAAATCATTCTTAGGGGGAACCACGATATCGTCTGGTCTAATTATATTATACATGTAATCGTGCATTTCGCAAGCCCTCATTGCCACGAAATCATCAACTTCTATTACATTCATCTCAGGATAATCATCCTCAATTGATATTAACTCTGCATATCTATCCGCATCATCCTCTTCTTCAAACATCAAAAGCACTTTATCTCCATCATCATTTTCGATAGAGAAAGCACCGTCTTCTTCAAATCCCTTAACCGCTAAGATAAACATTACTCAACCTCACAGGCCTCCCGATAAACGTCTTGAAGTATTTCAGTAACAATAGATTTATCCAAGTCAACTTCAGACTCTTGTATATATCTATTTAACAAAGATATTGTATCTTCGGATTCTTCTGCTTCAAATTCTTCTCCTTCTGTAAAATCAAAGTTTTCAACAATTTTAAGTTCTGCTAAATTAGATGAGTAAAGTTTATCAATGTACTTTTCAAATTGTTTTGGATCTGATTTTTTACGAACAATTACCTTAAGTATTTTTTGATTATACTTAGTAATATCCAGCATTTGGTGTGGAGTATCTTCATAGTATAAATTATGAAATATTTGATAAGGATTATTAACTGGAGTATGAACTAAAGTATCTGTATCAAATAAATGAAATCCACGTTCCCGATCATTGACATCACTCCAATACATTTCATATGGATTGCCTAGGTAAAATATATTTCCCTGATTCGATCTCATATGATAATGACCAGTGAATACTCGATCAAA